TTTCATATTATCTATATGCAATGCAAACCCTAAAAACAAATAGTTTAATGCATCTGAATATCGACTATCTATTGGCTCAGCTTGATGCATATTAGGATCACCAGCATGGCTTAAAATAGCTTGTATGTGCTTGTTAAAGAATACTCCCCAAACTTCCATAGGTTGTATTCCTATACTTTTTGCTGTTTGTTTAAAATTGTTTAATACATCAATACTTTTGTTTGTGTATTCTGGTTGCTTAGCATCCATTATATCTTGAGCTTTTTCTAGGATATAATTTCTAGTTTCTTGAAATTCTTTTTGATTCATATTTAAAATAATTTAGTTTGTGTTAAATAAGGTTCTAATCTATTATTTGATAGCTCTACATATTTTTTAAATATTTCACTACCTATAAATTGTTTTTTTTCTTCAATACAAGCTACTGCAGTTGTGCCAGTACCCATGTATGGATCATACCAAACATCGTTTTTATTACCAAATAATTGCATTAAGTATCTAGGTATATCAAGTGGCATTATAGCTTTATGCACTTTTGAAAATGGATTTGAATGTGTATTTTTAATTACAAAAACATTTTGTTCAGATCCTCTAAATTTAGTATCATAAAATTTTCTTTTGTTAGGTTGATCATTGCTTAAAATAATAATATATTCATAAGCAGAATTAAAAACACCTGGCTCCATAGCTGGCACACCATGTTTTTTATTCCAAATAATAATTTCTTTAATTTGATCATTGAAATGTCCAAATAATTTAAATATTGTTTTTTTGTTAGCTGATAACATTTGAATGTTGTAAAATATATGTTTTTTTGTAACTCTTAACAATTCATTTATTACTTGTTTTTGATTTTCAAAATATTGATCATCACTCATTTTATCATTAATTGATTCATATTTTTTACCCTCACCATTTAACCCATTGTTTCCAACATTATAAGGTGGTGATGTTAGAGAATAATCAACAAAATTATTTGGCATTTTTTTCATTGTTTCTAAACAATCCTCTATATATATTTTATTTAATTTCATAATTTAATTTTTAAAATGGAACATTATCTTTTATTACTTGTATTTTCTTTTCGCTTTGATAAATCTCTTTATAAATACCCCCATTATCAAAATCTGGAGCTATCTCAAAATCACCTAGTTGCCCATTTTCTTTTCTTTTTACCTTTTCAACATGCAACCTAACAACATCACTTTTATATTTAGTTTTTTGCCCTATGCATCTATAAGCAATCAAACCATTATATGCCTTATTAAAAAAATCAGCTGAACCAGAAATATCATAAAGAGTTGGTTTTTTATAAACACCACCCTCGCTTTCAATTTTTCTTGGATGTGCTACTAAAAATAAATGAGTATTGGTTTGCTGACAAAACTGAGTTATTTGACTAAGTATTTTGCCTATATAACTATGATCTCTTTGTGCTGAATGATCAAGCATATTCCAGGGATCAATAACACAAACATTAATTCCCTTTTGAAATACAAGCTCCCTAAATGAATTTAGTATGCCTTTAAGTGTTAAGTTTTCTAAGTCAATTTTAATCCAATAAAAATGATCTTCAATAAAATCTTTAGTATTGTTTAAATCATCACTATTGCAATTTTTTTCATTTAATTTATTTGCTATTCTTTTTATATGTCCTTCGTATGGAAACGACTCTGGTGAAAACATTGCACATCTAAAATCATGCTTAGTAGCTAAATTGCAAAGTATTTGGTCCAATATATCTGACTTTCCACTATTAGGAATACCACTAACAACTGTCCACTCACCAAATGCCATTTTAAAATAATTATCAGATCCTGGTAAACCAATAGTGTAATTAGTAATGCCATTTTCATTATAATTTAAAACATCTTGCCAAATATTATCAATATTTAAAACACCCTCAAGTGGAAAATTCTTAGCATCCTTAATAATATTTCTAAGAGTTTCAGCTCCCTTTTCAATTAAAACTTCATTAGCATCTTTGTAATCACCAAATTCAACATATTTACAACGATAGTTTCCAAATCTTCTAGCAAGCTCATTTCTAAGCTGTAAACCAGCATCATCATTATCGGTGCAAAGTATTATTTCTTTTTTGTCTTTAAAATATTCATAGCAATTATCTAAGTATTCTAATTTTTGTGATCCTTTACTAGCACCATTAGGAACTGAGCAAACACTATACAACCCAGCTTCATGTAAACTTAATGCATCCATTTCGCCCTCAACTATATAACACTTATTTAATTCAGTAATATTATCTAAGCCATAAAATATAAGTTCAGCACCAGAAACTAATTTAAAATTCTTTTGCCCATCTCTATATTTTACATTTACAATTTCATTATCTCTATAATAATTGAAATTTATGCATCTTCTTTTAGCTTGTACTTGTGGCATATATTCAAGTGATTCGCCTATTTTCCAATGAATTAAAGTTGGCTCTGTAATACCTCTATTTCCAAACCATTTAATAACCCTTTCGGCAATGTTGGAATTTACTTTTGGTGGCAATACATATTCAACCTTTTGTTTAAACTTAATACCTACATTCCCACCCCAGCCACAATTATGGCAATTATATAAACCCTCATCAATATTTACAGATAAACATTCATCTGTTTTATTTTTTCTAGTATGTGAGCATTTAGGGCATTTTGTTTTAACAGATCCAGTTGATCTTTTTAAGTTAATACCTAGAGCCAGTAAGTCATTATAGTGATTCATAAATAAAAATATTTTTTAAATATATAAATTTATTTTAAATATTTAATAAAAAAATTAATTCTTTGTAGCTTAATAAGATTATTTTTTTCCATTACATAGGCTTTTACTTTAGTCATTCTTTTATTATAATCTTGAAATATAATTTGATTTAAACTAAATCCTTCAAAAGTATAATTGGGATAATTACAAGTAAACAAAGCAAATATTTTACAATCTGTTTTTGCATATTCTGGTATCATTAATGGATGATCTTTTCTATTTACTTTTATATCAACACTATGGCCCAGCCAGGTAGCATCATAATCATCAGTTTTTAATACTTTACTGGTATTATGTATTTTAAAATCTGGATATAAATTATTCTCTCTGCAAAATATAAACTCACCACCAAACCCAACAACATCCAAACTAACCTCGCTGTTTTTATTTACTGTTTTAAAGCCATCCCAGCCAGTTTTTACCTTGTTGTTATGTCTTTGGTTTGCTGATAGTTCAACAATACTTTGTTCGTATTTATCTAATAAATATTTTTTACCTATTACCATTAGAAACAAAATCTTTTAATTGTTGTATTTCAATTTTATTAAATATCTGGCTTAAATTAAATTCATTAAGTTTATTGTTTTTGGTAATTGCACCTAATCTTTTTTGGCCATCTGGATCTAAATAAATTACATATTCTTTTACACCTTTTAAATTCCAATAGCATTTAGGTTTATTTTGTTTCTTATAATTTTCCATAAAAATTTTAATAATGTTAAAAAATTATTTTTCCAAAAATCAGATTCTCTAGCATTTTTAACAGCTAAATAAACCTCATCTAAACTATACTTGTCAATTCTAACACACCTATCTAAAACAACTTGCCAACTTTTTATTTGTGGATCAGTTTTTGGCTGGTATCTTTTATCAAATAATTTAACAAAGTGAGGGAATGCATTTTGCATTTTCTCAGTTTGTGTTATATTACTCTTTATATTGTTATCATTATATATAATATTACTTTGTGGTTCATTTTGGGGTTTCGGTTTTTGGGGTTCTGGTTTTTGGGTTTTCGGTTTTGATTTTAGTATGTAATTATAACCTTTAAATTTACCTTTGTCAGTAACCCTTTCCCTAACTACATAACCAGCATCAATTAGCTCATTTAGTTTTCTGCCAATAGCACCTTTTGATTCTTTAAAATGACCGCAAATAAATTGGATTGTTATTTCTTGATCAGCTTTATGAGAAAATAAATAAGCATACAAACCAGTAGCACCGATTGTAATATTTTTATGCCTAAATATTGAGCTAGGTATAATAGTAAAGTTATCAAACTTTTTAGGTTTTAAAATCTTATTGTATTTCATAAATAAGTAAAGTAATAAAATTATTGTTTGTCAACCAAACCTTTTATCTCATCACAAAATGTTTTTAATTCTCTAAAAGTATCGAAAAATTGATTATAAGAAATTTCATCTTCCTCATACATAAACCACAAAAGCTCCATTAGCAAATCAAATTCTGCTTCACTTGCAACTCCTATAAATTTATAGTTGTATTTCATACTATCAGTTGTAGCTTTGTGTCCATCTTACTCTTCTGTTTTACTTCCTCAAAATATATTTTTTTTGATCTAGCCATTATTTGTTATTAAAATATTTATCTATTATTTCTATGCATTCATCTAAATTGTTACTCCAAACAGCCACCCAATTCTCGTTTTCAAGCTCTTTAAGCCACTTTTTTTGATTTTCGGTAGGTTTATTATATCCAGCTTTTAATTCAATGGCTAAGCCATTTTTAGTTTTATTAGGATCAAATATCATTATGTCTGGAATACCAGGTTTAGTGCCTAAGTATTTCATTTTATACCTTTCAAAAGGTGTTCGTTTACCCTCGTTTGCCACATGGGTGTAAAGAGCTTTAGGATATTTTAAACCTATGTATCTCATTACTTGGTTTTGCAATACATCTTCTTTGCCTAAAAATCTTGCATAAGGGTTTCTTTTCATAAAGTTTTTTTACAAAATTAAAAAATATTTAGTCAGTAT